TGACAGATTGAATCTACACGTGCCTTCTTCGGCATTATGGTTCGCTTCGCCGTGCAGCCAGGCAGACGACAGTACATAGACCTGACCGTTCGCCAGCTCGGCAGTGATGGTCATCTCATCAGACGAGGTGATTTTGCTCACCGGAAAATTCTTCGGCACCTTGAAGGTCCCTTTGACATAAGGCGCACGGTGAGTTTCCTTGCGGTCCACTGAACCGTCCAGGCCGATGATGTCATCATTGACCGTCCTGTTCATGGGCACCTCAATGCCGCCGGTCAGCGATAGCTGCTGACCGTCAATTTTGAAATAACAGGTTCCCCCGATACGGGCCATTATGCAGACTCCTCTGAATACTGAAGACGGAACTGGTTAACCACGGCAAAGACACGCAACTGGTTAACATAGTCAGGCGGGAACAGCGTGTTCAGGCGGTTCGGATCGCTGGCATCACGCTCCACAACCAGGTACTGCTTGAACAGTTCGTAGTTTTCCACGATCCCCGCACGCTCGAGCTGACGGTAGGTTGCCAGCAGTTCCCCTTTGATCACCGCCGGGGTGACAATCGCCTGACCGGGACCAAAGCGGGTACCGTCACTGGCAAGCTTGTGACGCCCGTACTTACTGGTAATGACGGATTTCAGTTTGCGCAGTACATACGCGCTGGTATGCAGTGTCTCACTGTCGAGGTAGCTGTTATCCGCAACCCCGTAAGCGTTTTTCCTGTACGTGGTGACATCACGCTGAATGCGCAGTACCCCGCTTTCGACATACGCCGTTGCCACGCCATGAGACAGCAGGGTCTGTTGTTCGGTCATCCGCCAGCTCTGCTGGCGTGGTCACCGGTGCGTCACTTTTTCGTTGAAATAATCCCGAAAAGAACACTATTTACCTCCGCCGACAGACGACTGTGTACGGTCGAGATATCGCGCCACCAGCCACGACCAGAACAGGCACAGCGCCCCGGCAACAACAAAACCCGCCGGGGGATAAATCAGCCAGGCACCATACGCCAGCAAAAGCGCACCCAGCACGCCCACCAGAGGCGCGAGAATCAGCATGATCATAATTACCTCAGTTAAAGCGAGCGGATCCCGTAGGACTCAATGTGATCAGACAGCGTGTCTTCTTTCTCGTACAGCATGGCTCTGCCAACCGCCATAATCAGCGCAACTGCACCATCGATTTTGTTTTCCGCCTGCTCCTTGACGGGCTTCACCACATCATCGTTACCCGGAATGGTTTTGCCGACCACGTTGCCGATACACCAGGTCATGATGGGATTGCCGTCATGATGAAAGCGCCCCGATTCAATCGCCGCTTCCAGCTCTTTCATCGGATCGGACATGTTGGTGTAGTTCTGAATGATGGTGACGGGGTTCAGGTCTTCATCAGCAAGGTCATGTGACAGCCCGGTCGCCCCGAAGGGGTCGATGGGTGACTCACTGACCGGGCTGATTTTGTTCGCCGCTTTGGCCTCTTCGAGGATGTAGCGATAATCCACCTCCGCACCATCGGTAACGGTCAGAACGCCCATTTCCACCCATTTCTGAAAGCGTTCGGCTGTCCGGCGATCTTCATTTTTCTCGACGCTGTACACCGTGTCATACGGTACCCAGAAACGCGGGGCCACACTGTAGTAATGCGTTTTACCGTCAATCTCGCGGGTATAAAGTCGCGCCATGCTGTTCATATCCAGCTTACGCGCCAGGTCAAAGGCCAGAATGCACGGCTGCCCCTCGAACTGCTCAAGGGTCAGTGATTTATCCTCGCAGCTCTGCCAGCTCACCAGGTTGAAATACGCCGAACGCGCCGACACCCAGATATTGAGGTGTTTTGTTTTAAAGACGTTTGCCAGACGGGCGTTATTTTTCGCACGCTGCTGCTGACTTAACAAAAATTCGCGATAAACCGACACGCCAATATTTGGATTGGCTTTTTCCAGCACCTGCGGGTCGGTCCAGTCGTCACCTTCATCAACGGTATAGATGATCCCGAACAGTTCATCGTTTGGCACCGAGCCGTTGAGCATCTCGATGACTTCCCGCCGTTTGTCGTAGCACGGCCCCTCAATGTTGTACCCGGCGGTGGTAATGGCCCACATCAGTGGCTGGCGTCGCGCCCCCATCCCGGTAAGCATCGTGGTGTAAAGCGCATCTGTGGCGTGCTCGTGATATTCATCCACCACGGCACAGTGGGGTGATGAACCATCACCGGGGTTACCGATCAGCGGTTCAAACCGCGCACCATCCTCCGGACGGTTCATGTTTGAGGCGTTAACCTCAATCCCGAACGCTTCCGTCAGCATGGGTGTGCGTTTACACATCAGTCGTGCCGGACGAAAGACTTCCCACGCCTGTTTCTCCGTCGTGGCACCGGAATACACTTCCGCGCCGAACTCGTTATCACAGGCAAAACAATACAGGGCAACACCGGCAGAGATTGCCGATTTGCCGTTCTTACGGGGAATTTCGGTATACACCTCCCGGAAGCGGCGCAACCGGGTGCCTTTATTGACCCAGCCAAACGCACAGCAGATCACAAATAGCTGCCACGGCTCCAGCGTGATGGGCATCCGTTTAAATGCCCACTCACCCTTGGTGTGCGGCAACAGCTGAATAAATTTGGCGGCCCGTTCAGCCAGGTCCTTGTCGAAGCGGTAACGAAACGACTTACTTTTTTCCGCCATCAGGTCATCAAGATGGCGCTGGCAGGCCTGAATCACAAACTGGCAGGCAATAATCTTTCCGCGCACGACATCCCGGGCATACTGATTTGCAGCATTTACGTTGGGGTAAGATTTCCGGCTCATGATTCGATAATTTTCAGAAACGGGTTAGTGGCTTTCTTCTTCCCCGCCAGGCCAATCAGACGCTGGCGGCTGCTGGGGTCGAGTCCGAGCATTGCCCCCGTACTGCTCATCTCGGACTCCTGTTCTTTTTTGGCGGTCAGCTCCGGATTTTTGACCATACCGCCCATTGCACCGGTGATGGTGTTGCCCTGTCTGGCAATATTTTTCACGGCACGTCGCCAGAACTCGTAGGCCACGCACCACCGCTCAAGCACCGCGAGGTCAGTCACGCACAGCAGGCCCTGACCGCAGAGTTCTTTGGTTGTCAGTTGCCACATGATCGTGGCGAGAGGGAGATCTTCTTCAGCGAACCACTCCGGTGGCTCAACACCTTTGATGGGCGTAAAAACAGGTTCATCTTTATTCAGGGCTCGCTTGCCGGGGTTTCCGGCCAGCGCCTTGCGCGCCGTTGGCTTGGGGCGACGCCCGGAACGCCCCGCCGTTCCAGCCATATGCGGCACTCCTGGTTAAATTTCATTTTTCGCGGGTATAAAAAAACGATGGGGCGGGCAGTCCGGAAGACGTCAGGTCACAGGGATTTGACCCGCCCCTCCCCTCTGGCAGTGGGAACTGGTTCTTACTTCAGCCGTTCACGGGCCGTCTTCGCCTTATGACACAGCCAGCACAGACTCTGCAGATTACTGTCGGCATCAGAGCCGCCATGCGCTTTAGGGATGATGTGGTCAACGGTTTTCGCCTCGCGCACCACACCGGCACGCAGGCACAACTGGCACAGGCCTTTGTCACGCTTCAGCACACGCGCGCGGATAACGTCCCACTTAGAACCATAACCGCGCTGGTGTCGGGACTGGCCTGGCTTATATTGCTTCCAGCCTTCGCTTTTGTGGCTTTCGCAATAGCCTGACGGGTCAGTCGTGGTATGGCGGCAGCCGCGAACGCGGCAGGCTTTTGGGGTTCGTGGAGGCATCTATTATCCCTGTAGTTTTCGTTAAATATCTAACCATAACTGCAATCAGAAACCGCTTTAACACGGTTTGTTAAATAGACTTTTCAATCCAATGAATAAACGGCAAGTAAATACCAATCGTTCATTTTCATTTGAATACAAACTGCTCTGAAAGAATATTATGACAAATATGTTTCGCCTGAATACTATTATCTCTCATTCTAATATATTCTTTGTGGGCAACAGATAAAGAACGACAACCGCTGTTTACACGTGGGTATTTTTCCAACATATGTTCGCATATCAAAAAAGCATTATTAACAGCATTTAATTTATGATTTAACTCTCGTAGCTCGGCCCTTTTTTCAATACGAACATTACGACTAAGAGATAAAGGTAGTTGTGATAATGCATTTGAATAATCAGCCACTGCCATTTTCAGAGCCATTTTGGCCTTCAGAGCCTCCTGTCGCCGCCAAACATTCATTGCCCAAAAACCTAATGTAACAGTTACAATTGAACCTAAAGCCGATACAGCTGACCACACAGTTCCCCAAGGCCAGTTAAGTAATGTATGCCACATAATAACCTCCACTGAATGAAAAGGTTAGTTTATCGCAAGTGAACATCACTGGCACTATCTAAAGATTAGCTGCTCTACTAGTTGTACTCTCGATAATCTACACAAAATGATACGTAATAAACCTGTTCATGACTAGCGCTACTAGACACATGTTTAATCATCGACAAACGATTTGTATAAACTTCCACTTTCATATTGGTCCAAAAGGTTGGCCTAATAGTTAATCACGATGCATATTTTATGTAAGCTGCTACATTACGCTATAAAAACGCTAGCATCTGAACTTAAACCCATAGGCTTTATAAAATTACCATAATACACAGCTTTATTAGGAGCATTCGCAACGATAATGAAAAATATAACTCGAGCTATTTGTCTTTCGAATGCAAAATAGCGCGCCGTGATTCAATATTTCTGATTCCAGTTTTATCAAAATTACATTGTCCCAAGGCTGACAATAGAGCAACATTCAACTCCAGACTGGTACCATACGTCAGCGGATTGGGTATAAACGGTACTGGAGTATCAGAAGTCAGGCTGGCTGGCAGGGGTGCCACCGGATCGCTCACGTAAACTGTCCGCGTACTTCCGCAACCGGTCAGCAGCGGTAGCAGGCACAGGACGTGAAGCGCAATCATCATTCGCAATAGCCACTTTGATATCTTCCTGGGTTCTCTGTGACTCCAGTGCGATCTGCTGTTTTGCATGTTGATTCGCCTCCTGAATGATGTTCGTTATTGCCATAGTTCGCAGGACATTCGCGGTGATAGCTTCAGTAGAATCAGCTCGCTGTTCCGCAGCGTCAGCACGCTTCTGCTCCTCCAGAAACTTTCCATGATAGTGATTCGCTGACCAGACAAGACCACCAGCAACACAAGCAATAAACGTTAAAATGAGCGCCCAATAACTCATCTTCATACCAGCAGCGCCGCCCGCGCCTTGTTGTATCGGACTTTACGATCCTCAATACCGTTCAGACCGCCGTTAATGATACGCGTAACACGATTAATATCGGCACCGTAGATCATGCAGCCTTTAGAGGTGTAGAACCATGCAGCTGAGCGCGCGGCCTGTAGTTCCTGTTCAAGTTGTTCAGGTGAAGTCACCAGATCTAACTTCAGCTCCGCGCCACAGATGCGATAATTATGGAGGCCAGTGATTTGAATTAATCCTCTACCACGATATTTCCAGCCATCACCGGGTGCTTTGTTACCCAGTCGGTTGCTATACACCAGATTGGCAATAGCATCCTGACGAGCTGCATGTCCGGATGTTCTGCCAAGGGCATCAGCCTGCTGCTGTGTGATCCTCTTTCCGAACGTCGCCACCAGCGCAGATGGTGTGTAGTTAAAATTTTCAACTACGGCGCTAAACCCCATCGACTCATGGCCTACCTGAGCGATAAACATTGCCTGATCCGCTGGTGCTGTAATGCCGAATTCCTTCATCGCCGCATCAATGTGCGGAAACCAGCGCGCAGCTAACCCGGCGCTAATAACAGCCGCCTGTTGAAATTGTGATTGGTTCATTAGTGCCTCAGAGCATCAATAAGACGCGCCACGTTTCCCCGAGCCCATAGCACGGCGGCGCATATCAGGATGTTAACGATGACCACCAGCCAGTGTGATTCCTGGTAGAGGCCGAACAGATAGCGGAACGGGATGCTGGCATAAACCAGCACCGTGAAATAAGCGAGAAGAGAAACTATCGGGCGATGTCTGGCACCGCCACGTTGGTAAAACATCAGAGCAATTACAATGACCGCGCAAATACCCGCATTGATCATCGCTGAAGGATCACTTGTTACCATTGCTGGTCCCTCCTCCACGCAATCGCGAAAGCATACTGAACAGGCTTCCTAGATCCTGACTGTTGATGAAGGTAAGAAGTTTGATGGCCAACGCAGCTACTGCCACTGCGCCGAGAGCATCAAGTGGCCTGTCGCTGTAGCCTGTCCATTTGGCAAGGTACGAACCAACAAGCCCAGCGCCAAGAACGCCGACAATAAACGATGTCACGAAATAGCCAACCAACTTCATCCTACTGATGTTTGCTGCTGTCGCTACGTAGAACACAGCTCCTGCGAAAGCGCCAAACACCACGCCATAATCAATACCAGTTGCGATACCAAAAACACTGGCTCCCATAAGGCCACCAGCGGCAACCGTAGTGCCAGAAACAGGATCGGACATTTAGCCCCCTCTTATTGCTGTGAGTCCTCTCAAAAAGAGGGAAAACAAAAAGCCACAATTAAGTGGCTTTTGATATTTTAATAAAATATATTTTATTTATTTAGATACTTATTAGCATCTGAAATGAATGACATATAAAGGCCAGCCCATCCCATTCCATCAACCATTGATATATGCCTCCCCTTAATTAATGAAGATAGCTTTTCTGAGATGGTATTTATTGATTTCTTAAACAATGCACCATCTTCATCATCAGGAATAGAAATTAACAAGCTAACTTTAAATCTTTCCAGTTCTAATAGAGCCTCAGACATTTTTTCTTCTAAGCTTGTTAGCTTATATTGGATCATTGTTGTGCTAACAGAAACCCATTCGGCATGTATCTCTTTAACTTTATTAAGTTGGTATGCATACTCGCTAACTACCACCCTTAAATGCGCAGAATAATGTCTTTTATTCTCTTGCTTTTGTTGATATCGGACAGACTCGTTATTTTGTCTAATCACATACAAAGATATCAGTGCTGGAACCAATCCACTAATAAATGCGGCTATAATCGTTTCGGAGGAGAATGAAGATTCTATAGAAATAGATGGTATTTTACTGATGCTAATTGTGTCTGCCAGCCGTTCCTGAACATAGATAAAAGGAATCCCTAACCACATATCATTACCTTCCATTAGAAGTTTAAAAGGTAATGATAACAAAAAACCCGCACGCTGGCGGGTTCTTAATGTTTGTTGCTCTGTTCGCTTTTGCGTCCCGAGCGTAACACAATTTAAGCACCTCCTGGCTCACATTGCAACTTAAATCTGCTGCTATTTGTGCCGAATGCATCACACATTGGTGCGTAAAGCATGAATTCTGCCAAACTTAGCCAGGAATCAATTCGGCGGCGGCAGGTCATGTAGCACCATTCTGGATGGCGCTTTTGAAGTTGCTCTGCCATGAGACGTTTGCTCTTGCGATAGCGGTATCTGTCCAGTAGCACATCAAACAATCCGTTATGACCATTTGAGATCAGCACAGCCGCGATAACGCCATCAATGCATACACCCTCATCATCTGAGCAGAACGAAATGCCTGTCTTATTTTTGCCATCGATAATTTCACGAAAGAACGCTTCGAGCTCTGGTTTTGTCAGGCCTGACTTCTTCATGCGACGTAAAGCGTCATTGATGGCTGTCTTGGTGATTTTCCCGGAGGCCAGCAACTGGTTAAACATATTGCCGCCTGAGCCGCCGCCGATGAATGACCAGCGCCCCCACATACGCAGTTTGCCCTGTATCCATACACTTTCCAGTGTACGTAGTCGTGCCATTTCCCCGGATTTACCAACTTCGGAAGGATTAATCATTTTGCGTCTCCACTTACGCCAGTACGCCTATTGCCAGCGCACGATCGATAAAACGAAATATCAGCTCCAGCTGGGAGCCATACTTCTCTTCAAATGCCACGGTAGCCGTTCTGACGGTACTCATCCCCGCGCCAATCTGACGGGCAATGGTTTCAATTGATGGCCAGCACACACCTTCGTCATTACTGAAATCAGCCAGGCGGGCCATAATTGCCACACTGGATAACTTCATGCCTGATACAGCGCAACCATCCCATACATAGCCGGTTAATTTAGTGCTCATGACCGACCTCTATTTCCCTGAATTTACGACGAAACTGTTCGAGCGGACTGAAGCATTCATGCTCATAACCTTCGCGGAGGTAGATAACCCGTTGTGTTTCCGGCTCCCAACGAATGACTCTGACGGGCACTCCGTAGTGATCTTTGAACCAGCGGTTAACTTGTCGCAAAGGACTGTCTCCTTCTGCCGGTTGAAATCACCCACAGCCCACTCTGCAAAGCTGTGGGTTACAATTTCCCTGTCACCTGGTACATTCACTGCATAGCAATATTCCACCTTCGCTTTTCCACCCGGTACAGGAAGCGCAATCAGTTGCGAGCGACGGTAGTGTGTTGTTAAACTGTTCATGCGTTAGTTTCTCCACAACCAGAAGCAATCGACGCCACGACGCCCGGAGCTGCACACTCGCGGGCGTCATTACTTTCTGAAATGCAAAAGATTTTGTAGACCAGTGCTGCATGCTCCTGCAGCTTCGAAATTGAGAGATACAGCTCGTCGTTAATTGCTGTCTTCTCATGCGGTTCCACTACACCGTCTTCGATTGCTGAACGAATCTGTTTTGAATAACTGCCGATCTGTTCAATGACTTCCAGCAGACGCTGGTTAATATCGGCGTTGTCCACATCCTCGACGTCAGGAAGAGACACAAATACGCCATTTGCAGACTGCGCCACAGCATCAGCAATGAAGTGAGTGCCACCAGCACGCTGTAAAACCATTGCCCATCCCAGCGGAAAAATCTGATCGCCATCTGCACGAAGGCGGTTGAATAAAGCGTTCTCTGTTACATCCAGCCAGTCAGCGGCTTCAGCGTAACCACCCGGCAACGCCGCGATAGTTTTTCTGACAGCTTTCACGTACCACTCAGGCTGTTTTTCTATTTTCCAGTGATGCTTACCCACGGCTATCTCCTTAAAACTGTGGTTACTTTTCAGCTGATGAATCTTTAATCTTTTGAAAAATATCTGGACGTAATTTTTCTTTTGATATGCCAGTGGTCTTTTCAATGAATATCGAGAGCTTTGCAGGGGGACGCTTTTCTCTGTTCAACCAGTTCCAGACATGTTGTTGCTTTACTAAATGACCGCTGCTGGCTGTGAGCTTCCGAGCCAATTCTGATTGACCACCAGCCAGAGCGATTGCCTCCGATAAGGCTAATTGCTCAGGTGTCATAGCTTTCTCCTTTTTTGGTAGTTAAGTTGTTACGAGTTGCAAGAATACAACATTAACAACTTTTATCACAACTTTTAGGTGTTGGAAAGCTAAAACATAAAGTTGTAACCTCATCAAAAAAGAGAGGGATATGTTGTGAAAACACTGGCAGAACGATTAAAGATAGGTAGAGAGAAAGCTGGCATGAGCCAAGCTCAACTAGCTGAAAAAATTGGACTTTCACAACAATCTGTAGCCAAAATAGAGAATGGCGAAACTCTACAACCGCGCAAAATTAAAGAAATTGCAAAAGTTTTAGGTGTATCACAAAAGTGGTTACAACTTGGTATTGAAGATAACGCATCCATACCTGATCTTGTTGTAAAAGAAGCAGAAAGCACCGCATTAGACCCCGATATTTTCGTAAACATTCCTGTTTTAGATGTCGAGTTATCGGCAGGTAACGGATGTCTGGCTGAAATAGTTGAATCAGCTATTGACTGGTTTCCGTTAAGAAGAGCAGATTTGAGAAAATCTGGCGTATGTGCATCTAATGCCAAGATCGTAAAAATATGGGGGAACAGTTTATTACCGGTTCTCAATAATGGAGATCTTGTTGCCGTTGATATTTCTCAAACCGTTCCTATTCGTGATGGCGATCTTTATGCCGTACGAGATGGTGTATTGCTAAGGGTTAAAATACTTATCAACTTACCTGACGGTGGCTTGATTCTTAGAAGCTTCAACAAAGATGAGTACCCAGATGAAATACTCACCTTTGAAGATAGACGAGCCAGAATTCATGTTATAGGTAGGGTATTCTGGTCATCGCGAACTTGGTAATGCATCGAAAAGCATTTCTTCAGAAATAATTTTAAGTTTTGCACCATTATCATCCCTATAAGATATAGCTTTTTCGATCTTCCTTCCGTGACTTGAGAATTTCCAATCACGGGAGGAAAGCGTCCCAATTACTAAAAAATCCAACTTTTGAGTAATTCCACTACTGATGTTCCCACCAGCATTTTTAATCAAATTTTCAACTACGGCTCTCTTTCCTGCAACAAAAGTGCCTGTAAGACAATAGGTTTTACCCTCTAACTCTATCGAAGCCCCTACATCAATAGGCAGCCTGGTCGCCAAACCATCCACCACCCCACTTTCCAAGTCACATCCTGTGAAGTCTACTAATGCCTTATGTAGAGTTAAACTCTCATCTTCAGTAATAACCCCATCTTTAAGAATTTCCTTTACAAGTGCATAAAGTTTTTTTCCTGGGTAGTTGTTCTTCAAAGCTCCATTTTGCTCAAGCCACCAATTAAGATATCTTATTTCTTCTTGAGTTAAGTTCCGATCAGCAATTAATCCTTTACATAGTCCATTAAGTAAATGGACATCTACATCCTTGGAGTAAAAATCAATTTCAGGGATATCAAGAATTTCCCTCTGTATTTGGAGAAGGCTATTTTTAAGGTCATCACGTTCTTCTGATGTGATTATTCCATCCGCAAGAATATCCGACACCCGTGCTGATAGACTTTTTATAACTCCATTATTGATAATCTGCTTTGCTTCAAGTAACCATGTATCTAAGTAAAGAACCTCCTCTTCACGGACAACTCCATCTGCAATGATTCCATCAATGATGCTAATCAAGTTAGCAAATAACTTGTCCCGGTTCTGTGTGTAATTAAAAGCGTAAAGCGCGTCTTCCATACAACCTCCTTTTTTTGATAATCCTTGCACTCCTTGGCTACTCGTTCAAACCACATAAAGTTGTTGACAATATTCAAAGCCACAACTAAATTACAACTTAAAGGTGTTAAAACAACGAACAGGCAGGACGCCCACGAAGTAGCCGCCTGGGGCATATGAAGTCCAGGATGATTCGTTAGCAACAAAAAAGCGCCCTACAGGACGCTTAGCTCTTTAACAATCTGGTCCCCATCAACAAGTAACTGATAACTTGAGGAGGTGTGAAATGCACAAAACAGAACCAAAAATCGTCGCGCCTGGCTACACAGATGAGGAAATTTACGAGTGGATGACAAAGAAGCTGGCAGCTATAAACCAGCTTCGTGAAGTGCTGTCTTATCGACAGGAAACAATAGGCTCCTTAAAAAAACTGGATCAGGAAATCACAGTTTTATCACAGGATGCTACTTTAGATATTGTGCAGACAAATTAGGATCCCATTCATTTTCGTCAAAATCATCAAAGTGATGAATTTGTGATCTCCAGTCTCGATAATCTAAAAATTTCTGGGCGGTTACGCTTATTTTATCAAGCGTGAGTTCATCCTGAATTGAAAGAAGAAGTTCATCAAATTTCATCTCATTAATCTGTTTTGGCATCCAGTGATGCTTCATCAGAATAAGGTGAACCAGAGCCTTTTTCCCATTCAACTGATTATAGGGAGTGCCGAATTTCTTCCGGTGCTCATGTAAGACAAGGTCCAGAAGAGTAAGTAATGTTGCTCTTGATTCAACTTTGCTTATTTCGACTGATGACACTACCCCACTGATTTCAATGCCCCGATACTTTCCAACATTTTCACAGTGGGATTTGTACAGCGTATAGATATTACCGGACATTTCTTTTCCTTTTGCGTTGTTGGGGATAACCAGATTAACCGAATCCTTATTGTTGGGGAATAACCAGATCCACCTCGCCTGATGTGGCTAAAAGCAGGCACATAACAGCTAAGTATTTTCAACCAGAGAGAATCCTTAGCGTTGTGGTGAATGCGGCTCAGCGCACGCGGGTTAAGGTTGAGGCTGACAGTCGACCTTCTGTGGATACCCACCCGCCTGGTGTGCAACCTTCGCCAGGCACCGGGAGGCACCCGGCACCACAACTTTATGCTGTGTGTAGTCCTGGCGGTACCAGCTTGTACCCTTGCTTCCGGCTGGTACCGTCCTTTTTACAAAACAGAGAAGAACATCACCGGACGACGGGCTCATAACTCAATCCATCCGGGCGGCTGCCACCGCAGGTGTTCTTCTCTGTTTTGTGGAGAAACTAATCGGCCTTGCAGGGTCGATATGATGAGGAGCAGCAAAATGGCTAGCGAACGCAGTACTGATGTGCAGGCATTTATCGGGGAGCTGGACGGCGGCGTATTTGAAACCAAAATCGGCGCAGTTCTCAGTGAAGTCGCTTCCGGTGTGATGAACACGAAAACCAAAGGTAAGGTCTCACTCAACCTGGAAATCGAACCATTTGATGAGAACCGTGTGAAAATCAAACACAAACTCTCATATGTTCGCCCGACTAACCGCGGGAAAATTTCCGAAGAAGACACCACAGAAACGCCGATGTATGTCAATCGCGGTGGTCGCCTGACTATTCTGCAGGAAGACCAGGGACAATTACTGACTCTTGCCGGTGAGCCTGACGGAAAACTCCGCGCAGCAGGTCGTTAATATCGTTATTAATAAACTGATTATTTATCTCATCACTGAATATCTTTATATAGTGAGGACTTATTATGTCTCAGAACTTAGACGCAACCGCAATTAATCAAATCCATGCCCTTATTTCTGCTCAGGGTGTTAATGAAATTATCAATAAGATTGGTGCCGATGCTGTAGCATTGCCTGAGAATTTCCGCATTCATGATCTGGAAAAATTTAATTTAAATCGCTTCCGTTTCCGTGGTGCGCTTTCCACTGCCAACATCGATGACTTTACCCGTTATTCTAAAGATCTTGCAGATAAAGGCACCGGCTGCTTTATCGATGCTGATAATATGCGTGCCGTCAGTGTACTTAACCTGGGTACTATTGATGAACCAGGTCACGCAGATAACACCGCCACTCTCAAACTGAAAAAGACAGCCCCGTTCTCTGCTCTGTTGTCTGTTAACGGCGAACGTAACTCCCAGAAGTCACTGGCAGAATGGATTGAAGACTGGGCAGACTACCTTGTGGGCTTTGATGCTAATGGTGACGCCATTCAGGCAACCAAAGCGGCTGCAGCGATCCGTAAAATCACAATTGAAGCGAACCAGACTGCTGATTTTGAAGACAATGACTTCAGCGGCAAACGCTCCCTGATGGAGTCTGTCGAAGCGAAGACCAAAGACATTATGCCAGTGGCATTTGAATTTAAATGCGTTCCGTTTGAAGGCCTGAAAGAACGTCCGTTTAAATTACGACTCAGCATTATCACTGGTGATCGCCCTGTACTGGTTCAGCGCATTATTCAGCTGGAAGCAGTACAGGAAGAAATGGCTAACGAATTTCGTGATCTGCTAGTTGAAAAATTCAAAGACAGCAAAGTAAAAACCTTTATTGGTACTTTCAACGCCTGATTTCATTACTGCAAATGCCCCTGCGGGGGCATTTATGGAAACATAATTGACTCAATAATCACCTGATGGCGAGGGTTTTCTTTAACCAAAATTCAGCGCGGTGCAGCGCATATACGTGGAGAACAAAATGTCATTTATTAAAACTTTTTCCGGGAAGCATTTTTATTATGACAAGATAAATAAAGACGACATCGTTATTAACGATATCGCGGTTTCCCTTTCAAATATCTGTCGCTTTGCAGGACATCTTTCACACTTCTACAGCGTCGCCCAACATGCGGTGCTTTGCAGCCAGCTGGTACCGCAGGAATTTGCTTTTGAAGCGTTAATGCATGATGCAACAGAAGCATATTGTCAGGACATCCCCGCACCACTGAAACACCTTCTTCCCGACTATAAACGGATGGAAGAAAAAATAGACGCCGTAATCCGTGAGAAATACGGGTTACCCCCGGTTATGAGTACACCTGTGAAATATGCCGATCTCATCATGTTGGCAACCGAACGCCGCGATCTCGGGCTTGATGATGGCTCTTTCTGGCCAGTACTGGAAGGTATCCCGGCAACAGAGATATTCAAAGTTATTCCACTGGCTCCGGGCCATGCCTACGGGATGTTTATGGAACGTTTTAAAGAGCTGCATAAGATACATAAGCAATCCTGACAGCGAAATTAACTAGTGAAATAGTTGTGTAGCAAAAGAAATGAGGTTATCAAAAATGCTTCAAATGCTGACACTTGAGGAATGGGCTGCGGAAAAATTTAGGAGTAATCCTCCAAGTGTGTCCACATTGCGTCGTTATGCTAAGCAGAATTTATTTTGTCCACCGGCAATGAAACAAGGTCGACTATGGCGAGTGCGTGAGGACGCAGAGTTAGTTGGGGAGTTAGTTACTCCTGTCATCAAGAAAAGTGATTCCATTATTCTACAGAGGATTTTAAGTAATGGCAGCCAGACCACGTAAAAATAATGTTTCAGTCCCGAACTTGTATCCGCTTTATAGCAGAAAAGTAAATAAAGTCTATTGGCGATATAAGCATCCAGTGACCGGGAAGTTCCATTCTTTGGGCACAAACGAAGCGGAAGCCATTGCTATTGCCACTGAGGCCAATACACGCCTGGCTGAGCAAAGAACCCGGCAGATTCTGGCTATCAGTGACAGGATCGCAACCAGCAAAGGAAAAGCAATCACAACATCAACCTGGTTAGATCGCTATCAAGCAATCCAGGATGACAGACTGAAAAGTGGTGATATAAAGCTCAACACCTATAAACAGAAAGCTAAACCAGTGTCCTTGCTCAGGGAGCGAGCAGGAATGAAGTTAATTTCATCCGTTGATGTAAGGGATATCGCACAATTGCTTGACGAGTATATCACTGCTGGGCAACCGAGGATGGCGCAAGTAGTCCGCTCCGTTCTAATTGATGTATTCAAGGAGGCACAACACTACGGGGAAGTCCCTCCAGGCTATAATCCAGCATTAGCGACCAAACAGCCCAGAAGAAAAATTACCCGACAACGGTTAAGTCTTGAAGAATGGCAAAAAATCTTTGATATCGCAGATGCCAGTCATCGTTATATGGGGAATGCCATGCTGTTAGCACTGGTTACCGGCCAGAGGTTAGGTGATATCTCGCGTATGAAATTTAGCGATATTTGGGATGATCATCTCCATGTCATCCAGGAAAAAACCGGTAGCAAAATCGCCATCCCGCTTTCCCTGCGTCTCAATGCGATCAACTGGAGTTTGCGCGATGTAGTAGCCCGCTGTCGTGACTATGTAGTCAGCCCATACCTTGTACATTTTTTTCGTACTACTTCACAGGCTGAACGTGGCGCGCAGGTTACAGCCAATACATTGACGATGAATTTTAGTAAAGCGAGAGATTTAGCAGGAATTGATTGGGGTGATGGTACTCCAGCGACATTCCACGAACAACGTTCCTTGTCCGAACGTCTCTACGGAGGTCAAGGTATTGATACTCAGAAATTGCTTGGCCACAAGTCTCTAAACCAGACAGCTAAATATCGAGATGATCGAGGTAAAAATTGGATAACGGTAACCTTCTAAAAAGGAGGCTACCGAAGAAAAAGGAGTATTAATGTGTCATTAACAACTAACCCAATATAATTATCTTAAAAATCAAAACCATTATACTGATTATGTAATGAATGAAGGGCATCGTACAATTGCTCTTCAACCTTAAGGTAATCGTTACTGCTTTCCATAATTATTAAAGATTTACTTATATCTCCATTAACTTTCAATAATGATCTAATTAAATAATAATCACCACTCATAAATGCAAGATTAGCCTGTATTTTAGGCTCGCTATTAAGAATATCTCTTCTGGACTGATTGGGAATAACAAGATATCTTCCATAATTTACTGCTGAGCGAGATGCATGCAGACTACCACCTTTTAAGTCAGATTGAACCATTAAAACCCCAGCTGATAATCCTGCCTGTATTCTATCACGCTCTACAAAGTTATTACGAAATGTATGACTTCCATAGGCATATTCCGAAATTAATACTCCTCCTGTACTAATAATATCCATTGCGAGTTTTTTATTCTCTCTGGGATAAATTTTTTCCAACCCCTGAGCCATGACTGCTATTGTTTTACCTTGGTTTTCAATAGCGGAGGTATGAGCAATTGAATCAACACCTTTAGCCAAGCCACTTACAATGGTCCAACCTTTTTTGGTGAACCACTTGGTGATATTTTTTGCAATCGTTTCACCATGTAGAGTGGGTTCACGGGTACCAATTACCGCCAAACATTTATTACGCAGACAATCAATGTTACCAGCACAATAAAGTATTGCAGGTCTATCGCTAGTAACCTTTAATGTATCAGGGTAACATTCATCAAAAAATGAAATTATAGAATGATTTTTAGCATGAGCTATATCAATATTCTTTCTTGCGAAATCTCTAGCCACTAAAAAATCATCGGAAGCTAATTCCTTAACCCCCAATAATCTCACCAACTCCTCAAGAGATAAACTAGAAAAGTCTTTGAGCATGCCTAAACTAGATAACGACTTAGTACCCACTCCTTTAAGGGCACTAAGTGTTAACAATTTTTCTGTGTCTGGAGATATTGTCAACATCACTCACTCTCAGTGTAATTGCATCGAGGTTCTTTATTCCATCCTGTACAGGATAAAAAACGAACTCTCTTCCATTTATTATACTTTTTAACCATATCTCTACCACAGCTAGGGCATTGTTTCTCAACGATACTTTCAGTGTAATCACACTTATCTGATTCATCATTATATCCTGAACACCCCCAAAATCGAATACCCGTTAGAGAGTTTGTCTTTATTTTAAGAATGTGACACATGCATTCAGGACAAAGCCTATCCTCTTCAAATATAGAGACTGTTTTAGCCAAGCATAATCCTAAACTATGTTTAACGTTTTCGTCTCTCAACAATGAATAAGCTCTTTTTAAGGTTGAGCCTGTGGTAATGACATCATCAAATATTAATACGGTCTTACCTTCAAGCGTACCTTTATATTTGGGATTCATATGCAAACTAGATTCTATTTCTATCGAACGCTGATCCTTTGGTAAGGTCTTAAGTGATTTTGCTCCCTCACTAAAAACAAAAAGATCAGCTATAAAAGCAGCATTGGAATTGCTTTTACTTCGCGCATTTTCTAAGACTCTCTCTAATCTTTCTTTTTTTCCTTTTTTAGCTGGTATTACTGTAACAATATCAAAACCTTTAGTAGCCCGGAAAAAAGATGGAATATTATCTGCCGCATGCGCTAAAATATCGCCCCAATACTCTGGAGGCACATAATTATCGTCATACTCTTTCTTGGCGATCTCAATAGATAATGGATGCGAATCGTGTAATTTTGTTGTAAGTAAACTTTTTTGCGAAAAATAACGTCCAAGACATATTGTAGATAGAGTTTCACTTGAAGGAATTACATTAGCGGACTCATCCAAAGGTACAAAGTAGAATCTTTTTCGCTCAAATTCAAAGCTATTGTGTCGTGCACAATTTTCCGCCATGAGAATTATATTCTCATACTCATCAATATTATCTATAAGGAACTCAGTGCTTAATACGGCGGCTGGCACTTGAGAAACAGGAGTCCTTGATGCCCATGATGGAACAATCGGTATAACCCCCGCATAATAACTAGCAATAATATCTGTATAATCGTCCCCAATATAAATGACCCGTTCCGGATTTGAGATTCCTAGATTTTTTAATGCTAAATTAATACCAGTAGGATTTGGTTTCATCCCTGATGAACCTACATCAGTATATGTCACCACAGTACCGAAATTTGGTAAATTTAAATGTGAAATTATTTTTTCTGCATAACGTTTACTTGAATTAGTTACGACACCTGTTTTTATACCTTTTGAAATCAGATTTTCTAGTAATTCTTTGGTACCTTTATATGGTTTAACTGTTGATAGTAATTCTTCTGTTATTTCATCATAAGCCCCACGCTCTCTAATATCTTTTAGCTTACTTGTTGATGCTAACGTGTTATCTAAATCGAATAAAACGGCTTCAATTTTCAT